ATTGATTGCTTTGTGAGACCTAATTTTTCAAGCAAGCTCACGGCTTTGCCTCCCTCCACAGCAGTAAGTCCGCTCGCATTGCGTCGTTCTCCTCCTCAAGTTTGGTGATTCTGTCGGCCATTCGATTAAGTTCGCGGACAATTCCCTGCGGATGTGTGTCTCTGAGTCCTCGATCATCAGGAGTGTGGATTATGAATCCGTTCAGGGGAGGCATTCGTCGCAACACGATGTGTGTGTAGCGTTTCACAGCTTAACCTCCTTTGTCTGTTGTAATTCACTTTTCCTTTTCATATAAAAAAGAATTGGTATAAACGGCCAAGCTATAAACATAATCGCACCACCTAAAAGCAGTATCATAGCAAGGACTGGTGTTGTAAAAAAACCACCCAACGCGAACCAAACTGGCGTCAATGGATATTTGTTTTTGTCGCTCACGGCTTCCTCACTTCCTCTAAAATGGTTAGCATTCCACTAGCAACTTGACCGTCTGGCCCATCGCGATAGAAAGCATAGGCTGCTCTGCTGATGATGTCCTCCATCCGCTTGATGCGGGCCTTTGCTTCGTTCAACTCGTACTCCATCCGAGTGCATTCTTCCGCCATTGCCATGTGACGGCAGACATCTTTTAGACGGGCTGCGTCAGTCCTAGGGTATTTGCTCACGGCTTGGCCTCCTTCTCCTCCCACAGCAACAGATCAGCGCGGAGTGCATCGTTCTCGGATTCGAGTTGCTTGATCCGATCCTCCCGCTTACGAACTTCGAGAGCGATTGCGCGGAGTTCGCGGCAGTCGGGAAAATCTAGTGGTCCTTCAGCGATATTTAGGATTCGTTGTTCGAGTGTCACAGCTTGGCCTCCTTGGCTTTGAGCCAGAACTCCTGACCTACACGCTCCGACCATTTAAACATTTCGTCCCCCGCCTCCTCCAGCCGCTTGATGCGGTCTTGAGCGGCGTTGAGTTCGCGTTCAATGGTGCGAGCGAACTCCGACGGAACTGCGGCATTACGCAGCGAATCACCAGCTAGTATTTCAAATCGAGTGCATGGTTTACCGTTGATCTGTTCATCAGTTCTAGGGGTGTCGCTCATTTGGATTCCTCCATCACTCCGCACGGGAGCCATGTTTTGCCACCATCGATTGAATGTTCGTATTTTTCACACCAATCCTTTCTGTTCTCTTCGCTAGATGTGCGGTCGATCAACCAACGTGTTTTGGGGTATTCACGATTCCTCGCCTGCATTCCCAGCGGAACCTCATCCGCAGTCCATGGGCGGAGGACATAGGTGGGTTTGATGCGGTACTTTGTGTCGTCCCAGCCCCACCGAGGGAAATATAATGGTTCCCATTTTCCAACAGGACCCAAGACCTCTAGGTCCTTACCATCCACAAATGCTTTCATCACGTGGATGGCTTCTTTGGTTTCTTCGATGTTCATTTTAATCCCTCCGCAATTAAAGCGTGCTCAAGTATCAGAAGAGCATCCGCGGTCTTCAAGGTAATGACCTGGCGAGGATGGCGCTGCTGGGCGATCTGTTTGAGGTGGCCCTTCCAGCCGGTGCCGTAAGTGGCTTTGACGCCGCATTGGAGCGTCTTTTGCCAGCGTTGGGGTGGCACTTCGATCAGCCTCGTTTTGCTGCTAGCAATGAGCCCCAACAGGAAGCCCACGTTGCGACCGAAGTTGAACATCGCGCTCCCAGGTGCGCCTTTGCCGCCCACATAGCCGCCCACCTTCTCGATGTAGCACACATCCGAGATGGCCAGCCTGTCCATCACCAGGATGCTGATGTCCTGGTCGGTGGTGGGCATTGAGTTCAGGATGATCCCGGAGGCGCCGAGGTAGGCCAGGCCGCCGCTCATGCCTGGGTCGATTGCTAGGATCCGTTTCACTTGGCGGCCTTCTTTAGCCAGGCCTGAATAGCATGGTCGGCCACCGCCTGGATCTTGAGGCCGTTGGCGAGGCAGTAGGCTCGCAGGGCTTTGTGGGTGGTTTCTTTCACGTTGATGGTCTTTGGCTTGGTCATTCAAAATCTCCGTACTTCTTCTCCCAGAAACAATACATAACAGTGCCTTCATTCCATACGCCAGGCTTAATCGATATGTTTAAGTTAAATGCATCTGCAAACTGAAAAGCCAAATAATCATGCCTACCATATGGTTGAGTCATAAATACTGGCTTTCCATCTATCGTAACAGATCCCCAGTGGTCAAACAGATCGTTAAATTTAAAGTGATATCCGTAACCTGATGTGATGCGTTCAAAGAAAAACGCATTCGCATGGTTTCCTCCATCTTTTAATATGCAATAGGCCTTAATCTTTCGATTCAGCCATTTTGGTATGTTGTGTATCTTAAATGTTTTATTCCAAGCCATCATTGCGTTTTCTCCAGTTAGTTTTGTTTCGCTCATTGTTTTGTGTGTTTAATGTGTTTTGTAATAATTAGTCATTGATGAAATCCATTCGCCACTTTTGCTAAGAAAGTAAAAGGTATCCTCATCGTTTCCGCTAAATGTTAATATAATGGTAACATCTGGAAGAATGGATTTAGAAAACGCAATCATTCTAGTCATATCGCAGCAGTTGCATGGTGCAAACAGAAACGCAATTTTGTTTTTGTTTATTATCAGCATTGCTTTGATTGGGCATCCGACATCAGGGCCAATACTATCGTAATGGCGTAAGTCTCGATTTTCTTTAAGCAGTGAATCAAATGTCATTTTAGCTCCTTTTTAACCTTGGCCCAGTAGGCCATTGTCGAAGTCTTGCGGTCCCCAGTCGGGCCCCCATTCCATCTCCTGGCTAATTGCTCGGTGGTGGCGCCGCGGCCGTAGTGGGTCAGGTAGGCCTGGCAGACTGCTCGGGCCGCCACCCGGTTGGTCATGTCCTGGTGCCGGTAATGGCTGCCGGTGATCCGGTTGACGTCCAGGACAACGGCCTTGTGAATCTGAAGGCATCCAATGGCCCGGCCTTGGTCACCGATGGCCAAGTCGTTGTTGCTGCTCTCGACCATTATCAGGGCTGAGATGAGGTTGGTCAGGTTCATGGCTGGACGTAGCAGGAGATTCCATCGACCACGATGATGCCGTGGCCGCCGTCGATTATAGCCACCACAGCGCTAGTCTCGGCCTCGACCAGTGTGGCCGGCCGGATGTACATTCCCGACTTGTAGTCATGCAGGTCGCCGTTGGAATGGTCGAATGCCTGGAAGCAGGGCATCGAGCAGAAGTTGCCCATTTCCCGGTCTTCGGGCAGCGGTCCTTGGCAGTGGATGCAGGTGGTGGGTTGGAAGAGAATGTTGCTCATAGTGTTGCTGTTGTTTGCTTTGGTGGTGGTTGTTTGCGCGTTGGCCAGTCGCGCCCCTGGGGGTGGTATTGGCCCCACCCGGGGCTAAGGTTGTCAGAGGGCGGCGGTCCAGTTGTCTTGGATGAATTGGTAGATGGAATCCATCAGCGACTCGTCGTCTCCAAAGATTCCGCGGCCTCGAGGCTCCTGCATATGCTGGAAGTCGATGTCGACGTCATGGAATTGGTTTCGGATCATCGTCTCGAGGTTGCCGATGATGCGGTAGACGTCGGCCTCGGTGGCGGTGCTGCCCCAGTAGGAGGTCTCGGTCGGAAGTTGGACGGTGATGATGTTGCTCATGTTTTGCTTTGGTTTGCTGTTTTTGTTGCCTTCGACGTGATCAAGATGGGCCATGCCATGCCTTCCGTCTACAGAGAAAACTGTTTTTCTGTAGATTGTGAATAAAACCCAATGTTTGCAGGGGTCAAACAGGGGTTAAATTCCCTTAAGATCAACGAAGCTCAGGGTCAGGTATTTCTGAGAATTGGTCGTTGCGTCGAAGTAGGATAATACCTTCTGGGTCTCTCTTTCAGAGTAGCTCCGGTAGTCTTTTACTCGGGTGGCTGCCACCGCGGGGAACTCGGTCGGCTGGCCGTTCTCGGTCTGCCAGTTGCCCGACGTGAAGCCAAACTTCCGGCACCATGTCTGCAAGTTTTGGGGCGGTACGAAGAAATACTCGGTCGAGAAGCTGTCCTCGCCGCGGAAGCACTGGACGCCGTTGCCGCTCAGGAGATCGAAGCCAGCCTGGTCGAGATACCAGGCGTCCAGGCCGAAGTCGGGCTCGTACCCGGTGCCAAAGAATATAGGCAGGCCCGGGGCGAAGTTCTGGGTGCATAGGCACGCCGACTCGGTCCATGAGTCCAGGCGCCATTGAAGCAGGTTCCACAGCCAGGCGCTTTTGGGAATCTTGTGGATGAATGGGCCGGATCCTGGGCCGCCATTCAGAGTCAATAATGGGCGGTAAGGGACATCGAAGGTGCTGGATATGTAGCCGCCGTTATCGAATTTGATCGACGTGAGAGCGTCTCGGTAGGTGGCGACTGTGGTCAGTGTCTGAAGGGGAACTGTCGAGGCAAAACGGGATACCAGCTTGTCCTTGAAAACGTCGTCGACAGATTCCTGCAAAAGTCCATCGGATCCCTCTGCAAACTTGGGTGTTTTGTTTGGGCTGCCCAGGATCCGCACCGAGGCATCGACTCCGTTTGGGCCACCCCATTTGTTAACCCAGAAGTCAGCCTCAAAGCCAGATGTTGAAGCATAGTCAGGATCGCCATAAGTGGCTCGCATCAGCTCGTTGTCGTAGTTGCCTGATGCGAATCCCCAAGGCCCTCCTGGCGGGATGAAGGCTGCATTGATCGATCCCTGATACAACAGCGTCGAAGTTGGTGTGCTGTCGCTGACCTTTGTTGGAAACAGGTTAACCCATTGACCCGTAACGGTGTTGACCTTTGACGGGACAATCAGAGCTGTCTCGGCGGCCGACGAAAGATAGAAGCCTGTCCACGCCCCGACGCCATAGCCCGGGTTGTGGCTCTTGACGTAAAGTTGTAATTGTGAGGCGTAGGCCTCGTAATCGATCAGCAGATTGCCGTCGATGCCTATCGGGCTTCCTACGCTACAGGCCAGCCCCTGGGGCGTAAGCCTGAGCAGGCCGACCCGGTCCTCGGTGATGTCGTGGACGTCGTCGTAGTTGGCAAGGAATCCAGCCTCAACAGCCAGCCGGCGGCGCACATCCAGCACCTTGTCGAAGATCGTTGCCTCATTACCGGCAGACCAGAATGGTGCGAGGTTTGTGGAGCTTGGATAAATCGTTGAAATAGTGACCGGCACCACACCGATCTCCCACATGGGATCCAGTGTACTGTTGAAGATGTTGCAGTCGACCGGGCTGATGCGGATTAGACCGCGGCGGCTGGTCAGCGTGATGCTTGTCGGATTCTGAACCACGGTGATTCCGAGGCCTTCCAACCGTTGAACCAGGCTCCCAACACCCGGGAAGTTGACGATCTTTTCCTCTGAAGCATAGACGGCCAAACTGTCGAAGAAATATCTCACCCGGGCACGTCCCCAGGTGAACACCAGGTCGCCGAGCTGCTGCCTGTGGTCACCAGGGTCGGCGTAGGTCTGGGGGTAAACCTGCCGGATGTCGTGCTGCACCGTCGGGTCGATCTGGGCGCCCATCGTGTGCAGCCAGTCGACCATCAGGAACGGGTTGGCCACGTTGTTGGCCTGGGCCGATCTTTCGAGGGCGAGGAATGGCGAAGTGCTGGGTGCATTCCAGCTTGGCGGTCCCTCGGCGAAATACGGCACGTCTCCTGGGAAGTACGGGAAGAAATGGTAACAGAAGCCACCGTTAGGCCAGCGCGTGGCCCAGGTGCCGTCCTGTCGGCGTCGGAAGGCTCGCACCTGCCCTGGGCCTACGAACTGCCTGTCGGCGTTGCCATCTGGTAGCTGGAGCAACACCTGCACGGTGGTGGTGCCGCAGTTGTGCACGCGCCAGCAGTCGTACCGCTGGTAGGTGTTGAGGATACGAAAGACGGTCAGGCCCTCGATGGCGATCTCGGCGACAGCCAGCTTGTGCTTGTGGATCCGACCAGGAGGCAGTGTGGGGTCGGATGGGCCGAGGCTGCCGCGGACATAGGACGTCAGGCCTGAGCCGGCCTGAGGATCCCAGCCGAGGTGCACGTCGTACTGGATGCCGGCAACCTCCCGGCGTAACAGCTCGAAGCTGTAGTGGATTTTTTCGACTTTGCAGGTAAACGGATCTCCTACGGTGCTGTGATGGTCGACGTACACCTGGCCGCCGGCCACATCGAGGTGCTTGTTCTCTAGTTTGGACAGCTCGATCTGGGCGGCCACCTGGTTGTGCTCGTCTCGGTAGTACCCGATTCCAGGGATTGAAGGGTCAGGCACGCCTCCATCGTCATGCAGGCGCATAGCCGTCTCAGGATCGTTCCGGTAGACATACCACACACCGTAAGGGAACGGCGCTGACCATTGATCGAACGGGCTAAATCTCGATTGCGCCCAGAGCGGACCCATCTCATTCAACGCTGCCCGACATTTCGCGTCGAACCGGCTGTACAAGGTGTTCAGGTTGTAGGCCGTGAACATCTTGTCTTTCCTGTCGGTAGCGTAGGGCATGGGTCAGTAGAACCAGGACTCCTCGGAGGTCTGCACCGTTGTAGACATCACCGGGGTCTTTAGAGTCGTGCCGTTGGCATTCTGCTCGATTCGTTGGCCAGGCCCGGCGACGAGCTGGACCCGGCGCACGGCCTCGATGAGCTGGTTAATGGCCCGGGCATGGTCTGCCTTAAAGCCGGTCTCAGCCAGTTTGGAGGGCAGTTGGATGGCCATGGCTATAGCTCGCAGAACTGGGCGAAGATCTTCACCGGGCTGTTGCTGGCTTTGACGTACATCGTCGCATCGACCCAGGGCAACAGTGCGAACTGCCCGGCCGGTATTTGGAACGAGTACGGTGAGGAAGGCCCGATGGACACCGGGTTGACCAAGTCTAGGTTGACCACCAGGAGTCGGTAGGGCGTTCCCAGGTCAGCGGTGAGGTCCAAGGTCTCGTCGCTAGTGCCGACCACCTGGGTCTGCTGCCCCATGTCGGTGCCGGTCATGTTCGCTATCGCACTGTAAGACAGTGAGTTGATCACAGCGCCGCCTTTGCTGGCGTACAGCCGGGCTGACATCTCGACTTCGTTGGCCATAGGGTTGGTGGTTTAAACTTCGCAGAAGGTGGCCTGGACGGTCACCGATGAGGTGTTGGCCAGGAGATAGAGCGTGGCATTGACATAGGGCATCAGCAGCGTCTCGCCGGCCGGGATTCGCATCGTGTAGGTGCCGGACACGAATCCCATTTCGACATAGTTGGTAGTGTCCAGATTCGAGATCAGGAGTTTGTAGGGGCTGGTCACGTCGACCGGGACATCGAGGGCCTCGACCGTCAGGCCGATGACTTGAGTCTGGCTGCCCATGTCGGTGCCGACCATCGTGCTGCTCTTGGTGTAGGTGACCGAGGGTAGGAAAGCGCCGTTTTTGGAGGCGTACAGCCGGGCGGTTAATTGGATTTCGTCTGCCATAGTGTTAGTGGGTAAGTGTTAAATGAAGGGGTAAATGTCGGTGTCGTAAGGAGCGAAGGTCCAGGAGATGTTTTGCTCGATCATGTTGGTTTTCACCACAAGGCTGCTCGAGTAGTTTGTCTGCTTCCAGCCCCAGGCTGTTCCTGATGGTGCCATGACTTTCCCGGTTCTTGGATCAATCGGAACATTAGGAAGCATGGTGTAGACCGAGAACGGAAGGGCCCAGGATGTTATAAAGCTGGAAGGTAAATAGACAGGCGGGATGCCCTGAGGAACTTGTGGAAGTCCTAGTGTTCCTGAGAATGTAGCAACGCGGCTGAGGCTAATCCTAGACACCGGAAAAGAGTCTTCGCCTCGGCATAGTTTCTGGAACACTTTTCTGGCTATCGGAAGATTGCCCAACGGAGAGACCTCGGTCAGTTTGAGGCCATTGCTCACGGTCTCTTCAAGGGTCTTTTTGTAGAAGGCAGGGTCACCGATGGATTCAGCCTCGGCAGCCACAGCAGGCAAAGCGAAAAGCGAGACGTCGACGTAGTCGGTTCTGAACTCGTATCGGATGTCTGGAGCCTCTTGACCAGCTACCGGAATGTATGATGTTCCTAATGGATCACCTGCATCAATGTAATTTGGGCCTGAGAAAATAACACTTGCTGAAGAATAAGGACCGTCTTCGACAACGCTATATTTTGCTCCTACGCTCGACCAGAAATTGGTGGCATTTCTAATCGCATCTTTTGTGCCTCGATATTCAAACGTCCACACCGGGCCAGTCCCAGAACCGGATTGATCGAAGCGGCGGCTGACCTCGATGTAGCCCGGGAAGTTTGACAGCTCTGGTGCTTGATGGATCGTTGCCATGTTATTGATTCACGGCGTCAGCCGTCCTCTTCGTGTTCTTCGAGATGTCTCGAATGTCTAAGGCCTGAGTTCTTACATTGCCGAAATATTTATCCATGTTGGATTGAAAAGCAGTGAATCCTCCTGTCCTGGCAAGCTGGTCCCCGGTAGAGGCAGAGACCGCAACGGTTTTGAGGTTTTGCTCCTTTTCAATGACCTTGGTTTTGTTCCGCATTTCCTCCCGTCGTTTTCGTTCAGCTGCTTTTTCTTCAGCCTCGGCATCCATTTCATCCAAGGCAGTCCTTCTGGATTGAGTGAATTGTTCAGTCCAATGGCTCGGATCAAAACCTGCGCGGCCTGAGTCCATCATGGCTCCAAAGAAACCTTGAATGCCTGCACCGAGTGCATCGAGTTGTCTGAGTAGAGGGCCTCCAAAGTCTGCAACAATTGTTCCGACAAGAACTTCAAGACCTTTACTCATTGTGTCGACTCGGTCGTTGAAATCGTCCAAAGCAGCAACAACGTCGTCTGTCATAATAAGTCCGAGATCTTTAGCTTTTTGTGCTGTTTTTTCAAGACCTTCAGACATTGCTGGGATCAAAGATCCGGCTCCTTTTCCAGCCAGTTCTCGGAAAGGTCCCACAAGTTTCTGAGGGTCTATACCTGTCTCGAACTGTTTACCCATGGCCTTAAATAATCCCTCGCCGCCCAGCTCTTTGATCTGCTGCATCGAGACACCCATGGCTGCAAAGTTGTCGATGGTGGCCTGGTCACCTGCTAGTGCCTTCATTCGTGCAATTGAGATCTTCTCAACAGCTCCTGCCACATCGTCCAGGCTGGCTCCTGATTGCTCGGCGGCATACTGCATCTCCTGGAGGAACTCGCTTGATACTCCAAGACGGCTAGAGAGGTCGTTCAGTTTTCCAGCCGTCTCGATTGCCCTCATGCCAAAGTTGATGACCTTGTCGACGGCAAACATTCCAGCAATAGCTCCCGAGACCTCACGGCCAATACCTTTGGCCATCGACTGCGATTTCTTTAGGCCGGTCTCGAACGCTGTTCCGTCCAGGCCAAGTTTTGCGATCAGTGAGAAGATAGCCATGGTGTCAGTTATTGATTGCTTCCTGCTGCTTCATCCACCTCCACAAGGCCTCGTCCTTCGGATTCCACAGCTCGACGTCACCATGAGTCTCGGCTCTGGCCAGGACAAGGCGCTCGGCGTCACCGATAGGCATGGCCAGGACAGTGTCCTCCTGAAGCCCGATCTCCAAGCAGCACGCCAGCATCCGCTCAGGCCACGGCATTGCGAGCTGCTTCGATATACCTGGCTTGCTCAGGATCTCTGGGGCGGTCGACTGCTCGGCCATCCACTCGTTCCACTTGTCCAGCTCGGCCTCGAACAATAGGCGCTTCACCTTCCAGGTCCAAACCTTGAGCGCCAGGTTGCGGAATGGTGAATAGATGGAAGCCATCGATTCCTTGATCGGCTGGGAGCATACCAGCACCGCGGTCATAAGATCTGCGCGGCCTACATGACCACCGATAACCAGAGGCGAACCGATGCGATGGAGCACCAGGGAATGTCCCACTGAATACGGCACCAGTCGGAGCCCCATCACAATCGGACAAGGCTTCGACGTAGCGGTCAGGATGGCGGCCAGTTGGCTCACGCGTTGAGATCGGTAGCGGCGCCGGTGACGGTAATTCCAGGATAACGCTTCAGCGTGATTGTTCCGGTGGCCTTGCCGGTCTGGGTTGTCTTGATAGAACCACCGCCGGCATAGATCCAGCGATTGCCGGTAAGAGCATTAATAGCGTCAGCGTAACCGCCCACCTCGATCACAGGAGCGCCAGAGATGATGCAGGTGCCATTCACGTCAGGCAGCGCGGCAGACAACAGAGCGTTGGCCTTGCTGGTGGTATTGGCCGGGATGAAGTTGACGGTCAGCGTCAGGCGATTGTTGTAGCCGATGTGGCCGACAACCTCACCTTTGCTGTTGCGGACTTCATCGGTGTCGGCCTCGTGGCTGATGTCGTAGGATTCCATGTCGGGCGAGACGTAGCCGGTGACGACAAGTGCTCCCGCGGCGTCGTAGAGGTCCAGGACGGCCGGTGATCCAAAGATATATTTACTGCCTTGTGTGAATGCCATGTGTGTTTTGTGTTAGATGGTTGCGGAACAGTAGAGGGTGAAGGTCCGGGTAAACGTCCTGGACCGATTAGAGATTGATGAGCCACCAAAGTCCAGAGGGGCGGCAAATTGCGCCGTAAATGGGCCGCTGGCGTCGTTTGCTGCGGCATCGAGGGCAGAGGCCCCGGCATCGTCGAAGAGCGGCAGGATGAGGTTGTCGAGCACCTGAACGGTGGTCAGGACAGCAGCCTCGTCGGTGTCGTCGGCCGAGAGTTGAAGCTCGACAGCGATCTCGACCTCACAGGTCAGGTCGGTGCGCTGCATTGGCCTGGCCGAGTTGGTCGAGACTACCAGGCGCGGGAAGTTGGGCATGACGTCCTGGTCGTCTGGGTCGTCGTAGAGGCCGCGGCTGTAGGACGTGAGGCAGGTTGGTGTGCCGGCGCCGGAGGCCGACCAGTTGGCGGCCGCCAGATAGTCAGCGACTGCAAGTTCTGCTCTTAGGGCGACGGCGTTCATTTGATCGAGATTCCGTTGTCTTCAAGAACCTTACCGTTAGCCAGGAGAGCCTCGGTCATGTGATTGACCATCTCGGTCGTCTCGTCGTCCATGGCCTTCTGCATGGCCTGGTCGTAAATTTGAGATACCCGGTTGTATTGGTTGTCGGCCACACCGGCGGTCATCACCACCGAGGCTGTCGGGTTGAATCCTGGGACAGCCTGGATCCCTCGGGCCTTGGTGCCCTTGTGTGTGGCGACGTTCTCCTGGGGGAGGCCGTACTGGTTGGCCAGTGAGATGAGGGCGCCGTTGGTCTGCTTGGGTGCCTTGTAGCCCGGTGGCTTAGATAGCGGCTTCCACTTTGGGCTTTGGAACTGGCTGAATCCCTTGTTGTAGACTCGGATCATCTTCACCACACCGCTTCTGAGGTAGCCGACGGACCCGATGGCCTTCCGCATCAGGGCCGAGGCTGCTGCCTTCATCTCTTCGCCATAGAGGCCGCGGCGACCGCCCTTGGCTTCCTTCGACTGAGCGATGAGGTGCACCCGGCGAAGGATGCGGGACTTACCGATCCGCTTGCCGGTCTTCTTAGACTTGCGGTTGATGTCACCGACAGGAGTCCCCAGGTAGTCGGCGATCCTTCGGCGCTCCTGGCCCGGGCTCTTGGGCGGCACCAGGACAAACAGCCGGACCATCAGGTAAAAGAACCGGCTGTTGATGGCCTTGTGCAGATCTCGGGACGTGCTCAACAGATACTGCTTCATGGCAGCGTCGAACTTGCTCGAGTCGACCGTCATGTTAACGACAGGCCTCACTTGGTCTTCGCCCCCAATTCGAGGTTGTAGTAGGCACCGGAGGCATCCACGCGGCAGGACAGGATGCGGAGGGTGCGTCCCTGGTAGACCAGAGTCCTACCGACCACCGGCCTCGGCTTGCAGAAGGTCAGGGCGATGCGGTCGCTGTTCTCCTGGAGGATGAACAGGCCGTCTTCTTTGAGCAGCCGGGAAAAGGTCGTGCCCTGGTCGAGCGTGTAGAGCGTTGAGTCCATCGAGACCAGGGTGCTGTCGCAGGTTTTCCAGTCGCTGAACATGACCAGAATCCTAGAGGTCACGTTGTCCTGGAACCCACCGGAGATGGGCACGTTGGCATCGTTGACGGCAGCCGGGATGCACCGGATCGACGTCCCTTCCCAGATGAACATCGGCGCCCCCAGCATTTGCTGGAGCACCGCCATGCCCTGCTGGAGACTGGATCCGATGGTGGTCACGGTGTGGTAAAGAATATGCCGGTGACGATCAGCCTGGAAGTAGCCTGAACGCGCGATGCTAACTCTAAGGAGTCGCCGTTCTCGTAATGAGTGAGAATAGCGTAATTTGCGCCTGCCGGCACGTTGCCCTGGATATCTGTTTTGGCTGCCGCTGATAATTTATCGGCATAAAGCTCAACAGTGCCAGAATAGGTCGACGTGGCCGGGAGGCTCAATCTCAGGTCGCCAGAGGCAGCGCCAGAAACCGCTGTGACGGTCAGGTCGACCGAGAACCACCGCAGATTGCCGATGTTGGTGAACCGTGCGGAATTGACTGTCACCGTGTAAGTGCGGCCGCCGCCGGAGTCCACAAGCGTCGGGGTGTAGGCCGTGGCCGATGTCAGCGCCGATATGTCGGTGTATAGCTCGGTGAAGTTGTCGTTTATCTTCTCGCCGGCGCCGCGGAGGGTGTCCCCGGTGTTGTCGTTGGCGATGGTGCCGATGTTGATCGTTTGCTGGGCCATAGTTTTATTTCTTGGGTAGGACGTACCAGCCGGCCGGGAGGGTCACCCGGGAAGGCCCGACCAATTTCTGATCTTTGTCGAATCCGTAGACGCTGGCCTTCACCGGCTGGGCCAGCATCACCGGATCACCGGAAGGGACCAGGACCACCCGTGTCATCTGGCAGCCCAGGCAGATCGGCAACACGGCCAGCCAGATCATTCTTGAGATCATCAGGTGCTTTGCCATGTTGCACATCGGTAGGTGGTGTTGCTCGCAGGAAGTCGAGGATTGCCCGAAGGATCTGGTAGATCCAGTTCACGGCTTCGGAGCTTCGACTTCCTTGGCATCCTTGGCCCAGATCAAACCAATGCCAGCGGTGACCGCGGCAATGGTCGTGGTTAGGTCTAGGTTGGTTGTCGGGTCGTTATCGAAGACAGCCTTCAAGGCTCCTCCAATAGCAATCAAGATTGCACCAACACCGGCGAGAGTTGTTTTCGTGTTTTTCATTTGGATTTGAACAGCCTATAGGCTCCGTAGATGGCGCAGGCCAAGCCAATCAGCGCGGTGATAAGCCGAACCCAGTCGGTCAGTACCGGAAGAAACGAAACAGCGGTAGCACCTGCTGCTGCTGCCAGTGATAGCCCGGGGCTGTTTGTGCTGTTCGTTGGTTCCATTACTCGGATTTAGGCTTTGCTGCGTCGAGGATGATGTCGACCAATGGAACGCCTACCTTAGCGTTCTGATAGCCACCGGCCTTGATGGCAATGTCGATGAGTTGGAGGAGGCTGTTCACCTGCTCGGTGCTGAGTTCGATCTTGATCATTCGGCGGTAGAGTCGAGAAAAGGTTCATCGTGTGCAACCTTAACCGGCGGCACCGGAGGCGGCACCGGAACCCACGGCAACGGCAGCGTCACCACCGGCGGATTGATCTGATTCTCGATCTGCGCGGTGACGTTCGCTTCGATGGCGGTCTTATCGACTCCATTGGCGTAGCACCAACCAAGCACCTGCTGCTCGGTCAGATCGGCGTACGGAGTGAAACTGCCACTCGGCGGAGCGAATGAGCATGAGCCGTAGCACGTTCCAGAGAACGATTCCTGCGAGCCGTTGCAACGCCAGTCGGCGGTGATTACGACATCGGTGTTGGGGCCTTCGGTGGGTTTAACGAGAAGGCGTTCGATGAGCCAGAGGATTGTCATATTGGTATTGATTAGGCAGCAGCAATGGTGGTAACAGTGCCAGAAGATCCACGGTACTTCAGCGCACCGGCTTCGACGTAGAGTTGACCTCCGGTGACGTTTGCAGTCGGAGCGGTTCCGTTGGCAATCTGGATGGTCTTTGCAGCGGTGGTTCCGGCAGTGGTCAGACCCACCAACAAATTACCCGACGCATCAATGGATGCTTTATAAGCATTGTTTGTGTAGAAATTAAGCGGGCTATTTGTAGTAGAACCTACAGCGACTTCATTGGTATTATCACCAGCGGTTAAAAAACCGGTGACAGCATTTGTGGTGCCTTTGCTTTGTACGGCTAATGTTCCAGCAAAGCTGTTTGAGGTTCCCTTAACAACCAAACGTGTTTCAGAAACCGAATATATTGTTCCACTCGGCGTAACTCCGATGCCGACGTTGCCGGATGTGTCGATGCGCATCCGCTCGGTATTACCAATCAGGAATGCAAGCGGAAGAGTCGTTCCACTTCCGCTCAAAGTGCTGTTGATGTACCAGCGAGTGTTCGCAGGAT